ACCGCCATCACGCAACTGCAGCCGGAGCTCATCCTGCGCCCCCTTGCGGGCCATGTCATACACCGCCTTCATCAGCTGCGGCCCCGCCTGTCCGTTGATACCGTCGTTCTGAATCACCACGTGATTGTTCTGATTAAAATTAATACCTTCCGCCCGCCGCATCTGCGCCGGACTTCCGGCACCACCCACATACCCCCCTTCCGCATAGCCGCGCATCAGGCGGTAAAGATTCCCCACACCTATCCGGCTGGTTGCCTCTTTCGTGAAAACAAACTCCCCGCGGTGAACTATCCCCGCAGGCTCATATTTGCCGCCCGTCCCCGTAAATCCTCCGGTCGCGAAATGGAAGTTCGCCGCCGCAGCCTCAATGGCCGTCCCCGAGGAAGCAGATGCACCACCACCGAAAGCACCGCCAATGGCGCTGCCGATACGCCCGACAATGCCCACCATGGCCTGTTTAAGCAGGATTTCTGTCATCATGGACAGCACCGAACGGGTGAATCCCCGCCAGTCTGCCTCTGCACCGGTCAGCATCGCCGCCATATTCTGTGCAATACCATCAAAGGTCTGCGTGGCAGCACTTTTAACCTGCGAAAAACTGTCCGTCGCACTTTCCGCCCACTCCCCCCAGCCGGACTTCAGCCCGGCCAGCCAGTCACCGCGCAGCATGTCTTCATCCGCCCATGTCTGTTTCAGTGCCCCGGTGACCCGGGCCAGCGCCTGCGGATTATCGCCATACACGTCACGAAGACGCTGCTCTTCAGACTCCCGCTGAGCCTGACGGTCAGTGAGACCACGGGCTTTTGCGCTGATGGCGGCCTGCTTCGCGCTCTGCTGCTCTTCAAACCGTGCCGCCTGCTGTGCCAGCTCATTCAGCCGTTTCTGGTATTCAACCTTGTCGCCCAGCTCAGCCAGCTGGCGTTTGTACTCCAGCGTCTCTTTCTCATGGGCCAGCAGGGATTTTTCCTGCCCGGATAACTGTCGTTTCGTGGCAGCCTCTTTCAGGACCGCATACTGACTTTCCGCCTTCCATAAATCACGGCGCTGCCGGCTGATTTTCTCATTCGCACCGCTGTGTTTTTCCAGCGTCCTGAGCTCAGCTTCAAGGGCAAGCAGAGCCTCTCTTGCCTGCTCCTCTTCCCTCTCCCCGGCAGAGCGCGTTTTCGGTGATGTATGCTTTTTACCTGTCAGCTCTTCAGCCAGACGGCTGACGGCTTCCTGCTGCCCCGGACCTTTGCTGACGCCTGTTGCACGCGAACGGTTGATGTACCCCATTTCCCCCTGGCGTATACGCGCATCCCGTTCCGCAATGGATTTTCTCAGCGCCAGTTCATCGCGTTTTGTTTTCTCAATAAATACGCGGTTCTCTTCTGCCAGTTCACCAAACAACGCACCAACGCCGGGCACATTCTTTGTCGTTTCCCAGGCTGACTGAATAAATTCAGCCAGCGCCAGATCCCCCTGCACAAGCAGCAGCTTCACCTGTTCAACGGTTCCGGCCACCACGTCAGTGATCAGACTGAGTGCCCCCAGTGTATGATCACCTATCCATGCCCATGCGTCAGAAGTCCAGGTTTTAACATCGTCCCAGATTTTTTCCACCGGCGTGGCCGCTTTATCAAGTTGCTCCAGACGTGCATTCATGACATCCGCAAACAGGGACATCGCCTCCGTTACCGCAGCCTGTTTACCTTTCGTGCGCTCAAGCTCATCAATATGGCGTAACTGGGAAACGCTCAGGAAGTTATACTGCTGATTCAGGGAGGCCAGCGCCTTCACCGGATCAGCTGCAATCCCTTCAAAGGCTTTTTCCACCTTCCCGGCATCGTCCCCCACCGTCTGCAGCCATCTCTGAGAGGTTTCCCCCATGATCCGTAGCTGCCCGGCGGTATATTTCCCGCTTTCTGCCAGACGGGCCAGATTTTCTGCCGCCTGTCTGATACCACCACCGGCTTCATCGCTGATCACCCCGGCCATTTTCCACAATTCTGCCGTTGTGGTGGCAGCCGCCCCTCCGGTCAGGGTCAGTGAACGCAACAAGGCCCGGTCAGCCTGCTCTGCCTGCCAGGCAGCGGCAGCAAGCGCGGCCAGTACGGCAACCCCGCCACCTGCCGCCACACGGGCCACCGACATAAATCGTCCCAGTTCACCGGCATTCCGGGCATTTTCAGCCAGTGCATTTGCCGTATCTGACAGCGAATCCTCTGATGATTCAGAGGCATCCCTGATCCCGAGAAGTTCCTCCTTCAGCAGGGTAAGCAGGCTGAGCGGTCCACCGAATGAATCGCTGATCTGCCCCCCCTGCTGCAGCATGATAAGGAAGGGATTCTGACCACCGGCAAGCTGAGTGACAATATCCGTGAACTGTGCGGGCAGTGTGCGCATGGCAGCCTTATACTGTCCGACTGATATCCCGGCTTTTTGTGCAGCCAGCGCCTGTCGGCTCAGACTCTGCTCAGCAGCATCAGCCTGTTTTCTGAAAGACTGACTGACTTTCCCGGACATCAAATCAGCAAGCGCACTGGTTTCACCCAGCTCTTTTTTTACCCGCGCTGCCTCTTCAGAAAAACGGGCAGAATCCAGTGTCAGCACGGCTGTCAGATCGGCAAAATTACCTGCCATCGTGGTCACCTCCTGAAATGTCCTCTGATGCCATCAATAACTGTCACAACCTCCTTCCCTCCTCCCCGAAACGGACTCCACCGGCGAGGCCCGCCGCCTTCTGCATCAGTACATCATTTTCGTCCGGCGTCTCTGCCTGCCCTTCCTCTGCCTCCGGAGCGAACAGGCTGAAATCCGCCGGATGCATATCCGGATCGCAAAAAAACAGGCTGAGTACGGCGTACGTCAGCCCGGAAAAATGCATATCCAGCTGGGTATCCTGAAAATAATGCGTGCAGTAAAAATGTCGCCAGTCGGCATATTCGGTGGATGTCATCCCGGCAAGCATGGCGCGCCAGTCGGCTCTCCCCATCTCACGCGCCAGTTTCAGGACAAAGTTCAGCTCGCCTTCGAATGCTTTTTTGATGTTACCGGCTCAGTCGCTTCTGCTTTCCCGGCTGGTTCAGGATCGGCATCGTGCCGGTTATCCAGCATACCTGAAAGATAAAGCACCCGGTTCGTTGCCTGATTCAGTGCATCAGCAGGCCATCCCAGCATCACTTCACGGCGGATCTGCTGCATCTCTGTCTCCGGAGAGGCCAGAGTGCCTTTGAGGGAATGGGAATGCCATAGCGACATCGCCACAAGCAGGGATGCCGTTTCCAGATATCGCTGGTTAATGTGCACGGCATCATGCTCCGTTGTCTCCTGTTGTGCTGCGTCTGAAACAAACTTCATATAATCAAACCGCTGCAGCGCAGACAGCTCCGACAGCGTGACGGACACCCCGTTATATTCAAATTGTTCTGTTTTCAGAAACATGCTTTATCTCCCCCCTCAGCCCGCAGCGCCATCCGTGACGGTGATCTCCGCCACCGCCGCAAACTCACCATTGCCGGTGACAACAGGGATCTGCGCTTTACCTGCCGCAACACCTTTCACGGTGATCGTGTTCCCCTTCACGGTAATGGTGGCGAAATTCTGATTCGCTGAGGTTGCGCGGAACGTTTTATCCGTTGCGCCTTCCGGCTGAACGGCCACGGTCAGGGTGATATTCTGACCTTTTGCCACATTCCCCGTTAGTGGCGTCACGGTAATACCGGTGACCGGTGTGATTTCTCCCCGATCCTCAGCCAGCGACGGACGACCAATATTGGTGATTTTCACAGTGCGGGTGATCACTTCTTTGGCGGTCACGGATTTACCAATGGCGCTCACCCAGCCCCGGAACACATCCACCGTGCCGTTCGGGAAGCGGATTTTGTAGGCCCGGGTCTCGCTGCTGTCAAACCAGGCAATCAAATCACGCTGCCCTTTCTCACCGGGCTTCCAGGCCAGCGTAAAACTGGTGTCACCGGCGGATTTCTGCCCCTGCCCGGTGGATACCCAGTCAGCATCCTCATCATCCAGATAGTTATCGTCGTAAGATTCCGCCGTCATCTCGCCGGGTGTCAGATCCTTTATTTTTGCCAGGCGCGTCCAGTCATCATCTGACAGCGGGTTTGCCCAGGCATCGCCATTTCCGGTATAAACCCAGAGCGTGGTGCCGGAACCTTTTACCGGCGCCAGGGGATTTGGTGTTGCCATATCGTCCTCACATCTCGTAGGTAATTTTCCACAGGAGATCTGCCGATCCCCACATCATATATTCATCATCCCGGCGGTAGTCATACCCCTGAAGATTCATCTTCAGCAGTAATGCACTGAGCCCGGGAACCGCCTCCAGCGCCGGAAGGATTTTTTCTTCCATCCACATATCCAGCACGGAGTCCGTCTCTTTCGCCCTGAGAAACACCTCGATATGAAGCACGGCCTCCCAGGTCCCCTCGTCAACAAACTCCTCCGTCGCAGAAGCATCTGTCAGATAAACCGCCACCGCAGGCAGTTCCTGTTCATCAATAAATACCGGACGGCCATCAAACCAGGTCACCCGGTCAGAAATATTTTCTTTCAGAGCAGACAATATTGCCGCCCGTATTTCACGGTGTTTCATACACCCTCCCTGTCATTTTCTTTTCAGCACCAGGCGTAACTGATGCGTCATGGCTTTCATCATCTGCGCCGGTAATTTTTCCCGGTACATCCGCTCCCGTTCACGTTCAAAGGTTTCTGCCAGCGGTCCGGCAGTCGGAATCTTCACCACTTCGATCGGCAGACGGTGGCGTTTCGGCCTCCCTTTGCTGTCCGCGCCGGTGGACGATGATGCCCACGGCATACGCTGCATCACATGCCAGCGTCCGTTAGCCAGGCGGGTGACAAAGGCATCCGGGATCCGTCTTTTCCCCACAATCAGCACACTGCCGCCCCCTTTCAGGGCCGCACGCTGTCCTTTCTTTCTCCGTTTTCTGCGGGAAAGTCGAACGCGGGCCTCCCCCAGTTTGATGGCGGGCAGGTTGCCGGTATTGATGTAAACCTTTGCGTAAACCTTATCCGGTCGTGCCGGACTTAACCGGATGCGGGCACGGATAAGACGGCGGGGAACGGCCAGCTTCCTGGCAACTGAAGAGGCCGTTTTCGCAATAATGGCCCCCGCCACGCGGTTCAGTGTCGTGGCAGAGGCCCGGGGAACGGCACGGCGATCAATTGCATCCAGATTTTTCATGGCCTGCGCCAGACCTTTTATTGCCATACTCATTCCTGTTCGACAAAAATCCGGGGTTTACCGTTGTACGTGTCATAACGGGTCACCGTCAGTGTGCGCCCCGCAAACACAACAACATCATGACGGGCCGGACGGTACCGGGCTGAAAACACCACCAGTGACAGCTGGCTGCCCGAAAGCGCCCCCATCTCCGCGGACTCTTCCTCCGGCATCACGTCGTACACGACGCCGTTAATCTCCGCCTGTTTGCCCATCACCCGAACGGTCGCCCCGTCCATCCGGCAACACATTCGCGTAAACAGATCAGACATTGATTTTTACCGCCACAGTGGCGCTGTTTGCAGGGGCATTTTCCCAGGCTACCCCCGCGGCCACCGCACCGTCTGCAGCCAGCTGCACAACCCCGTCCTTCAGATAAACCACCGCGCCGGACTGAATATCGTCAGCAGACTGTTTGGGCAGCAGGAACACGCCTTCGGCAAAACCGTCACCGGCATCACCGGCAGGAATATCGGTAATGGCCACTGCCACCATACTGCCGACCACCACCGCAGCACCGCTCAGGATGGTATGATCTCCGGCATTCACCAGTTCAATGGTGGTGCCGTCCTGTACAAAATTTTTCGCCATAATGCTGTTTCTCCGGACAGCCCCTGTGGGGCTGTTTTTCAGGCATAAAAAAAGCCCTTTCGGGCAGTGATTGTGATAACGCGGTTATCAGGCCACCGACGAACGCACCAGACCGCGCCAGTCAAGTGGTGCCACACCGGCATCAATACGAATTTTTGTGGCAATGCCGTCAGTGGTGAAACCTTCCTGCTGATCAATGTATGGCGTGTCCACACCATCCAGCCAGGCCACTTCAATGGTGTCTGTGCCCTGTGCCGCCGCCAGATACCAGGTTTTCGGATCTGCCGCATCAAGACGCGCTTCCGCAATCACCTCAGCAAAGTTCTGGATGGGGTTAATGACACCGGCGTTTGCATCCGCCCCTTTCACACTGGCCGATTTGATGGTCTGGTTCGCCACCGTCTCCAGTGCCACCGGTACCAGCATAAAGGCCGGACGGATATTCAGGGCGCGCTCGCCTTCTTTCTGCAGGCGCATCATCTGACGGGCCGCATCCAGTCCGGAAACCGAGATCCCCCCGGTGGCAATATTTTTGTGATCGGCATGGAACAGCGCCTTGCCGTCTGACAGTTTCGGGTTATCCGTCAGCACCTTGTAGACCAGGTCACCAATTGTTGCCTTCGCCGCGCGCCCCATCTTCATCGGCACATCCACCAGCATATTCAGGTCATCATTGATAATGGCCTGACGGGTGATGGAGAAAATTTCCCCGTAAGTGGCCAGTGCGATGGTTTCCTTGCGATCTGAGGTGGTGATGTATTTATACTCCGCCCCCTCACGAACCTGACGCAGAGAACCAAAACCGCCCATCCCCACGCGATACGCTGTTTTGAAGTCTGACAGGCGGCCCTTACGGGTCCACTTCTGGAAGGTTTCCTCTGATTCCTCCCAGCCCTGGATCAGCCCCTTGTTCGACACATCCAGCAGGATATTGCCAAAATCAGAGGTGCTGTGCGTCAGCGCCAGCCCGACCATCTGCATGGGGTTATAACTGGCCACCCCAATACCGCGCTCCGTCAGTGACATGCGAGCCCATTCACGCAGGGTCATCCCGTTATAGGCGTTATCCTTCTCGACATTTTCAAATCCGGCACGGGCCAGCATCGCCTGGCGGATCCCGTCTCCCACAAAATTGCCGTTTCCGGCATAAATATGGGCCGGTGTGTTTTTGTTGGTCGGCGATGACTCCTTGCCCATTTCATTCAGAAGGCGCTCGCGGGCCATTTCCAGCGAACAGTCAGGATCGGCCAAACACTGCGCCTGAAGCGCCTGATAGCGACCGCCAAACATGGCAAACAGATCGTTAATGCCTGACATGCGGGCTTTCTGCTCAGCCATAACGCGGGCGCGAATGGTCGCCTCATCAGACACTGCCGGTACCGGTGATGGTTCTGTTACCGCCGGTGCAGGGATTGTCACTGTGGTATCACGCGGGGCACTGTTGCGTGGCGGAGTAATCATGTTTCGGATGGATTCCGGCATCTTTTTAAATTCCTCTGTACGTTTTGACTGAATACATGCCATTGCCTCAACAGCGGGTGTTACCTGGTCAGCAAATCCGTGTGCCAGACATTCGGCACCGGACATCCAGGTTTCATCCGCCAGCATGGCGGCAATTTCATCGGTGGTTTTTCCGGTTTTCTGCGCATAGGCTGGCAACAGTACCGATTCGACTTTATCCAGCAAATCAGCATAACTGCGCATATCCTCAGCATCCCCGCCACTGAATCCCCATGGCTTATGGATCATCATGAAGGCATTTTCCGGCATAATGACCGTATCACCGGCCATCGCAATCACAGATGCCATCGAGGCGGCAACGCCATCCACATACACGGTAATGGTCGCCCCCTGATTTTTCAGGGAATTAAAAATGGCGATGCCTTCAAAGACATCGCCACCCGGTGAGTTGATGTGGAGATTAATGTGGGTGATATCACCCAGAGCATTCAGTTCGCTGACAAACTGCTTCGCGGTAACTCCCCAGAAACCAATCTCGTCATAAATATAAATATCCGCGTCACCCGGCCCCCCAGCCTGCATCCTGAACCAGGATTTATTCTTCATGCTGGCTTTCGGTGTCACGCTGATACTGTCGTTCAGTTCCGGCACTGTTGCCTCCTTTGTCGTTGACGGGGTCAGTATCAAAGACCAGCCCCAGTCTGCTGTTTTCATCAATTTCAGCCTTGCGGCGACGTTTGACCTCATCCGGATTGCGCCCGCCGGCACGCACCCAGTCAGATTCTGTCGCTGCACCACCCCGGATCTGAATTCTCCAGGCTTCAGCTTCCTTAACCGGGTCGATC